GTGGTCTGGTTCGGCGTGGGTGGTTACCGAATTTTATGATGGGCCAAGCAGTTCCAAGTTTTTGGTCAATAACGGTTTTAGGATTTTCGCGGTTCAGCCGAGTGACAACCAGGTTTATGTTTCGGATATTCTCCCGGCAGTGCCAACTACGATTGGATCACTGACCATCACCAACGGAGGCGCAACCTATACGGCAGGAACACTCAGTGCGACTGGCGGAGGAGGATCAAGTTTTGCTGGCACCTATACGGTGGACGGTAGTGGCACGATAGATACAGTCACCATCACAAATGTTGGAACAGGTTATACCAGTCTGCCGACGATTGTCGTAAGTCACGCGGGAGATGGGAACGCGGTCATTACCCCGGCATTCCCAGCTATCTTCCCGGCTGCCAACGCATTCAAGGTTGGTTTGGGTGATCCGATCACTGGCCTGGCGAGTTGGGTTGGGTTCAATGTGGTGGTGTTCTGCAAGAACAGTTGCTACGTCATCGACACCAACCCGGTGCCTGCGACTGCAAGCCCGACCGTCCCGGCAGCCAGCACGTTCAGTATTCGCACCATCTCGACATCGAGTGGTTGTTTGAGTCATGGCTCGATTGCCCAGGTGGGCGAGGATTTGTATTATTTAAGTCGGACGGGTGTTCGCTCGATCAGAAGGACGATGGAGGAGAACATGATTGCGTCTGATGTCGGAATCATTAGTTACCCGATCCAGGATGTGATTGATTCCATCAACTGGGCGCAGGCCGAGCTTGCGACCGCAACCTGGTGGAACGGACGTTACATTCTCAGTTTTCCGACTGGCGCAAGTACAACTAACGACACCTCCATCGTTTACAACACCAACACGCAATCGTGGATGGGCGTGTGGCGGGGTGATGTGACAATTGCTGCCGGGGTGGAGTCGAGTTACATCAATCCGGTTGATTATGCGGTGACGCAGTTCAGCGGCGGCAAGCCGTTTTTGATCAGCCTGGACAAGATCGGCAACCCGTTGCAGTTCCGCGATTTTGTGGAGGACATCAACCTGGTTGATACGGACTACCAGGACAGAATAAGAACCGCAACCGGGGTTGACGATGTTCGGATTAAAGCGGGGGGAACCGGTTATTCAGCGGGAACACTGGTCCCGACAGGCGGAGGTGGATCGAGTTTCGCGGGAACTTACACGGTGAGTGGCGGGGTGATTGATTCGGTTACGGTAACCAACACCGGGAGCGGGTATACATCTGTTCCGACAATTACCCCCAGTCACGCCGGTAACGGTGATGCCAATCTTGAGGCGTTTCGGTATATGGACACCGGCTGGGAGGCGACCACCCGCGCATTCACGTTTGGTGAGCAGATGACATCGAAGGATGTGGAGTTTGCCGAGTTCGAGTTTGACCGGAGTGATGCGGTCATCGACATCGGCGTGTTGCTGGACAATGAGTCGAGTGACAATTTGGCGGATGAACTGGACACCGGTTCGGGTGAGTTACGATTGACATTCACGCTGCCATCGACGCTTGGCAGTGGTGCCGTCACGCGGTTCCGTTATTCGATGACGCACTACCCGGAATTTCGCGAGTTACAATTTAATTTCAGACAATCCGCCCAGGCGGGAACTGACAGCAAATACCTGGCACTGCGATCCATCCATGCGGGCGGGTTCATTAACAGTGTGGGGGTGGAATCGTGACCTATGATGCGAAAGTACATGAAGCCATGAGATTATGCGCCAACGGAAATGCGGATGCCTGGGGTTATCTTTCGATCATCGCCCGGTCGGCGCGTTTGATTGATGACCTGGTGGATGAACCGAAGAAGTGGGTGCGCGAGAACAGTTACAACCTGGCGCAGTTGTTGTTGGTCGATTTGCCCAACAACGCATTTTTTGACGCGAACAAACCGGCGTTGCTGCCGTTGCATGTGACCAGTCTGAATGCGTGGATTGATTCCAACGAATGGATGGGGAAAGACAGGACGAGAAAAAATTATGCTTTGGTGATACGAGATCAGTTGACTGAGTTGGCATTGTTGGTGGCGTACATCACGGGAGGAAATAATCACTTGAGAGATATAAGTTTGAAAGTTCGGGAATTATTCTTGAAGGAGGAATTTTAATTATGGGAATGTATTCAGGAGACCAACCGGATCCCCCCAGCATTGCCGGGGCGAATGAGGCGGGAGTGTGGGCGAACTTGGAGACGCTTGGCATCCAGAAACTGGTAGCCAATGCGGCGAAGTTCGGAAAGAAGATAGACGTCCAGGTGCCGATCTTTGACAAGGAAGGCAACAAGACCGGGGTGAAGGATATCACCTACGACTTTGCCGGTTATTCGGATGTGGACGCTACCCGGGAGGAGATGGAGTTTGGGGCGGAGGCAGCCGATTTCATGGCCAAGACGATGCTGGACGTCCAGAAGAAGTACGGGCTGGATTTTGTCGCCCAACGCAAAAGAGAACTGGAGGCGACTGATCCGACAGGTGCGGCGATTCGCGAGCGCATGGGCCAGGAGGCATTGGCCGATCTGGAACGGGGCTATGAACTGGCACCGGGCATGAGGCGTGAGGTGACCGAGGCGGAGCAGGCGGCGCAGGTTGCCCGGGGCAACATCCTGGGATCGGGTGCTGCGGCAGCCGAGGCGTTAACGGTGGGAGACGCGGCCTGGCGGATGCGACAGCAACGACTGGCCAATGCTGCCAGTTTCCTGAGCGGAGCAACGCCGGTCGCCCAGTTTGGTCAATTGAGTGGGGCGCAGCAAGGCGCAAGTCCGTTCAACCCGATGGGAATCAATCAAGGACTGACCGTTGATCCCAGTGCGGGGGCGCAAGGCCAGCAATGGGCGATGAACACTTACAATCAGCGGATGAACTTCGCCGCACAGCAGCAACCTATTGGCACACAATTACTCGGCATGGCGGCGGGCGGACTTGGGGGAGCGTTTGGCACCAAACTGGCGACCAACTGGTTGGGTGGGGATGATGACGATTGAGGAATAAAATATGAGCGCAGGATCAGCATTTGCGAGTGGGGTAAGAGCGGGACAGGCGATCTGGAATAGTGCTGTCAATAATGCGATGGCGGGCAAGCGCATGGACATGCTTAAAACGCAGTTTCAGTTTGAGCAGACGCAGCGAAAGAAAGCATTGGACGATCAGTTGTCATCAAGCAGTACATATGACAAATTCACTGAATATCTTGCTGACGCGACCGCATCCGGTGAAATCAATTTTTCCACACCCGAAGGTCGGGAGCATTATTCAAACTTAAAGACATCGGTTGAACCGACCATTAGTCGAGACCCGGCCACCTGGAAACGATATGAGGCGTTCTCGAAAACATTCGAGGAGAAAGAAGGCTTTCCCGTCTTCAAAGAACAGGAACGCAAAATCCTCGGCATCGGTATTACCTGGGATCAGTACAATCCCGGAATGCCGCGCCCGCAAGTTATTAACGAGAAGACCGGCGAGTCGGTTGATAACACCAACCAGATGGAGGAGGATAACTTTAATAAAGCGATTGAACGCCAGCAGAGAGAAGCTGAAGCTAAATATGGTGGCGGCGGTATGTCGCAGTTTTTCGGTTCCAAGCCAAGCGAACTTTCTCCTGGGGTACGGGAGAGGTACATCATCGCCCGAAATAACTACTTCGATAAAGCGACAGCAACGAAAGACAGTGAGAAGATTGTCGAGGCATCTTATGTGTGGGGTGACGCACCAGGTCAAAGCGAGACGGAGAGCCTGGGTAAATACAAATTTACGACTGATCGGTTGAGCGAGTTGTCGGAGCTAATTGAAGGCGAGACAACCGGGCCAATATCTGGCATGTGGAGGAAATTCAAAGCCGGGTTGGGCCTTGATGATAAAGCACTATTAATCAATGCACAAATCACCAAGATCATCCCCGGTCTGGCGCGTGGTGTGTTTGGCGAGGTGGGTGTTTTGACCGACCAGGATGTTGCCATGTACTCCAAGACGATTGGCAACCTGAACACCCCGGAAGAAGTAAATGACGCACTTACCAAGGCGGCGATGGACATGGTGGCGCGTGGGTTTGAGAACAAACTTACCACGCTGGCAAAAAGCAGAAAGAATGTTTCGGGGTATCTTGATCAACTCAGAGATGTAAAAGTCCAAAGCAGAGAACTCCTCGGCGTTGAGGAGGAGGCACCCGCGGTGCCGAGGATTGAGGTTGAAACGATTGACGAAATCTCACCCGGTGTTCCCGACTTTTCGCCGGAGGTTCAGCAGCAGATACGCGATTCA